GTAGGGGCCCCCCGTCAGATTAATGGGTTCCGCACTGGGAAAGCACGTGATATATCGATCGTAAGCACCAAGCAATTTGAGAACTCATAGTATTACTTAAGATCGAATTCTCAATTCTCAACACAGCCATAAATTGCGTCATATCACGCGATTAAATCTCCGGACCAATCAGAAATTCGGCGATGACACAGACACACAGCCAGGTGAGTAGAAATAAATTAGCATTTTTACAGATTAAACAAACAAAAATGACATGGCAAGAAGGCAAGGAACAATCTGGCTGGCTACCATCCCCCACTACGGCTTCACTCCCTGGCTCCCGCCCAATATCGCCTATATCAAGGGACAGCTTGAACGAGGCGACGGTGGGTTCCTCCACTGGCAGCTCATCTTCCACTGTACCAGAAAGCAATCTATACGATCCCTTCGGGAGCTCATTGGACCGTACCACTTTGAACTTACAAGAAGCGCGGCTGCGGAGGAGTACGTTTGGAAGGAGGATACTAGAGTCGAGGGAACCCAATTTGAACTCGGCAATAGACCCCTTCGACGTAACTGTGCCAACGACTGGGAACTTATTTGGTCAGCCGCCAAGTCCGGAGATTTTGGCAGTATTCCCGCGGACGTGCGAATACGTTCATACTTTGCATTGCGAGCCATCCGCTCGGAGTTTCTACTTCCAGTTGGGATGGAGCGAACTTGTCACGTCTACTGGGGCCGAACTGGTACTGGAAAGTCGAGAAGAGCTTGGGAAAATGGCGGTATGGAAAGTTATCCTAAAGATCCACGAACCAAATTCTGGGACGGCTATAGCGGTCAGAAACATGTTATCGTCGATGAATTTCGTGGAGGCATCGACATCGCCCATGTATTGCGGTGGTTGGATCGATACCCGGTTCGAGTTGAAATCAAAGGATCTAGTGTGCCCTTGTGTGCTGAAAGATTCTGGTTCACTAGCAACACTCACCCATCCGAATGGTGGCCAGACTTGGACCGTGCAACGTTAGATGCTTTTTTTCGACGCGTTGAAGTTACTTTTTTTGAATAAAAAACTTTAAAAAAATAAATGGAATATGTCTGAGGTGCAGCTGGTAGTACTCTTGGTTTTATTGTCGGTAATACAAACCTCTTTTCTATCTTCCGGGAAATGCGATTGCCAAGCCTTGTGCCAATCGCTCATGACATTATATTTAAAATAGCCGCAATCAGCCCCTTTATGGGCAAAATGCGGCACTTTAATATCGCCAGCTTTCAATATCATTTGCCCGCCGCATCCTTGGCAGTAAAAGGCTAAATCTTCGTCTTTTAGTTCTTTGGATGCGTAGTATTTGACCTCCCCGGTTTTGTCGGTTGCTTTATACATGGATTTATAAAATAAAAAACCCCGATAATCAAAGCGGTTCGGACGCTCCAACTAAAGGGGTTTTCGGGGTTGAACCCGATGTCTCAAGAATCTTGCAAGGTATCCGAACCCCTTACATGATTACACCACAAATATAGCAAAAAGGTTTGAAGATGCAAAGGGTAGGAGGGAATTATTTTTTCACCACCCCGTTGCTTTCAACGAGGTGGTAAAAAAAGCCCCGCATCAAAGGGTAGGGGGTTATTTTTTTGGCACTCCTTCGCATTTGCATTTGCCAAAAGCAAATTCTTCTTTCGTTGTTTCAATGATTCTGCCTTCTTTGGCATATTTGCGGAGGTCTTTTTGCCAATCCTTGTCAGTATAGCAATAAGGAGCCATGCACGCCGCAAATATTACTCCGCAGCAGGTTGTTTTAATGATTTGTGCTTCCATTGTTTTGATTGTTTAAAGGTTCAAAAAAAGCCCGTTTTCAGGCGGGCGGTGAAGGTTGTTTTAAGCCCGTGCCGTTGAACGGTAAGGCCCATAAATGAACTCCCTAGACATCGGCGTTAAGATGCGGTATTGCAGCACCGGGGCGTTGAAAGCGGCCAAGTTCGCCGCGTTTACCGCCTGTTCTAGTTTAGATAGGGCGGTTTGTAGTTTTGTAGGTTGCATAATGTCAGGGGTTAATGTTTGTAAAACAGTTTTCTGTAAAAGCGATATGTTCATTCCCGAAAACAACCCATATACCTAGCCATAAAGCGGCCAAAACTTCTTTGTTTTGATGTTCGGCAATGAAAGATACAAACCTTTCTTGTTTGCGAACCATTAGGGGCAGTTCTTTAAAAACCTCCTCGGCGGGCTTCATCGTTGCCCTTTTTGTGTTTAGACTGCCGTAGCTGAAAACAAACTCGGCCTCTTCTTTTGTGTAATCCATAATGTAGTTTAATTAAAAACCCCGCAAAAAACGCAGGTGAGATGCGTTTGATGCGGGGTTTTATCGGTTCGATAAGTCAAACCAATGATTTCAACCGTTTTGAGCCTCTCACCTCCCAAAGCGGTAACGATGCAAAAGTAACGGCTTTTTTTGGGATAAGCAAACTATTGGCTTGTTTTTTTTCTTCCGAGCGTTCGCATTTCCGAAACAAGGCTTTCAAGTTCCCCCGCCAGCTTGCTTTTCCGCTCCAGCGCGGCCAAAAAGCCGCCGTTTTGGGTTTCGGCCAAGGCGAGCAGTTCTTTTTCTTTGACGGCCGCAATAGCCAATTTTTCAGAAATTTCCTTGGTGCTTATTTCGCCGGCCTTCCATTTGTCCAGCCATTCTTGGCCTTCTTTGCGTAGTTTAAAAAGTTCGTTAAGAGGACGTAAGGTGATAAGCGAATCTATTTCGGCCAATTCTTTTTTGCACCTTTCGATGCTTTCATCTATGATTTTTTCTTGGATAGTCATTGTTTTTTTTGGGTTAAATTGTGGGCAAATTCCCATTGCCCGCAGTTGGGGCAAAGCAAAACGGCGCGCTCCACGGTAAGGAGCATCGGTTTGCCGCAGCACCTGCTAGGCGGTTTCAACAAAAAGCTGGAGATAGAAAACTTCCTTATCGACAGAGAACACCACAGCGAAGATTGCCTGTTGGCGGCTATGCAGGTGCTCAACGATGCAACCGAAGCCCTGCGGAAACCGGAAGGCAATGTTTGGCTGCATATAAACAGGTTTATCGCTTTTTGCATCGAATATTGGGGCTTTTTCTTGGAAGACCAGATGCTTGCAAAGCGGAAATTCAATCAAACAAGGGCGTATCTTCACGGGAAAACCTTTTGAATTATGAACGGATACTTCACCTGCCGCCGGTGCCATGAAACCGTGCCGCCGCCGGCCAATTTCACCCCGCTCCGCCTTTTTTGCATAGCGGTTAAAAATTTCATTTCTAGGCATAAAAAATGCGGCCATTGAAAACATTTTTCAACGAAAAAACAGGCTTGGCAACCTGTTTTTTCTGCGGCAAAACCCGCGAAATGCCGCCCGCTAGGAACGTGGAGTTATTCCTGACCGCCACCATGTCCTTTGAAAAAGCCCACCAAAATTGCAAGGCGGCAAACGAAGAAAAGCCGCTTTTTTCCTGATTATTCCACGCCTTCCCGAAGCAAGCAACCGCCAACTCTTTAAAATAGCGTTAAAATTTGGCGGGGTTAAGCCCTTCGGGATGGCTTTTTTAAACGGATAACACAATGAAAAAACCTACCGTCTTAATCACGCACGAAGAGAGCCAAACCGTAATGACCGCCTTTTTAAAGCGCGGTTTCGATGCGTATAGCTGCGATTTGTTACCCTGTTCCGGGGCCTATCCGGAACGCCACCTGCAAATGGATTGCTTTGCGGCTATCGACTTGGTTAAGCCGTTTTTTCTAGGGATGCACCCGGAATGTACGCGCCTGACCGTGGCGGCTAACAAGTATTATAAGCCCCAATATGCGGAAAGATTCCCGTACATCCATGAACAGCGGGCCGATGCGGTAAAGCATTTTTTGGATTGCGCGGCGGCGCTGGAGAGGGTAGGGCGGGGCTATATAGAAAACCCCGTCGGTATCATGTCCACTAATTACCGCAAAGGCGACCAGATTATACAGCCCTACCAATTTGGCCACACCGAGCGGAAAGCGACTTGCTTATGGCTTTACGGATTGCCACCTTTGAAACCTACAAACATCGTAAAGCCGGATATAATCACCCACAAATCAGGCCGTACCGATTCCCGGATGCACTTTGAAACATTCAAACTCCCCAAAGAAGAACGCCGCAAAGCCCGTTCAAAGACGTTTCAAGGCATAGCGGAAGCGATGGCAGACCAGTGGGGGAACGCACCGGTTCAACGCGGTTTATTCGGCTGAAAATGTCTAAAAAAAATGTCTAAAAATGTCTAGCCATGCAATCAAACCTCCCCTTCCCTACCCCGCCGCCGCCTGTCATGTGTT